GTGACATACAAAGCAGTAGGTATGTCCATCTGAATACTCAGACTTCGCATCACTACTGCCACAGTTTTCACATGCTGTATGTCTTACAAATTCGCTCTCTATGTGAGCCATTCTATTGGTATGTTGTGGTACGCAGTCCACGGGATCTTGTGACGATCACACCATTTCGCGTACGTTGTCTTAGATTTCTTTGTGATTTTGTTAAAGGGAGCTTGAAAGACCATCCTTAGATCGATCTCTGGGTGTTGCTCCTTAACATTCTTTATCTTTCTTCTATCGGCTGAATCCCAGTATCCCTTGCATTCTAGATAGATCCCATTAGGCAAGAGAAAGTCTGGAGAATAATTATGTTGTATCTCATACGGAATCCTTGTCGGTTCATATTCGTAGTCAATCTTTAACTCACATAATAAATCTGAGACCTTCTCTTCTAACTCAGACCTGAACATTAGAAGTCATCTTCTACTGAAGATGGTGTTCCAGCTGCCTCAACATTTGGTTCACTAGTTTTAAAACCTTTAGTCTTACCAAATAATTCAGCTACTCCTACCTCATCTAAGTCTCCTGTATCTACTCCAGCACCTCCCTGAACAGTTACTATCTGTACTCCAGATAGCTTTAGAGATGTACCGTATGAGATACCGTCTCTGAGTAGGTAAGGTTTCTGTATGAATCCCAATTTGACTGTACTTCCAGCATAGACAGGAGTATTAGCGTCAGTAATTGGACTACCTTCAGTATCGACCACTGGTGGCTTTTTATCTTCAGCCCATGAGAATTTGATGATGTATTTTCCATCGGATATTTCCTCCCAAGGCTCGGGTTTTAGTGAGCTGCGACGTGGGTTCTTGAGTTTAGACTCAGCCCACTTCAACGCCTCAACTCTCTCTTCTTCTAACTTATCTATTAAGTCTTTACCTACTACAGCTCTCAAGCTATAGCCGTACTGACTTGGCTTCATTACAGCCTGATAACCCTCTAATACTACGGGATCAGGTGTGACGTGGATGTTTCTCATTAACAAAAAAAGTAAGTGGATTCAATTACTGACTCTGGTTGTAGGTCGCCAATAATCGGTGGTTCAGTTTCCGCACCTATCTGGTTAGCGAAATCTGTTAGGTAATCATGCTCTGCAAACAAGTGCATGTATTTTTCTCTGACAATTCTGGATAGCTCTGTCATATCTGTAGCTCTACATAAGACACTATCGTGTATAAGAGCTATTGGATGATTAAAGTCTAAAGCTGATAGACACAACAATGAGGCATCTAAAGAATGAATGAGGTTGGGAGCTGTAGCAGCTTTATGTCTAGCCTTATCAACCTCAGTACTATCTCCAGTTGCAATTTTCATTCTCATTCTTGCAGTACCTAAGACACGTAGCTTGACCTCTTCAAATTCTTTTTTAAAGATTCGTTGAGAGACAACAAATCCTGATGGTGTTACCCATTCAAGATGATCAGCTCCACGCTTGATAGCATTACTAACCTCTGACTCTATCCATTTCATAACCCTCATAGGTCCAGGGACTATGACATTCATTGCATCTCTAACTGCGTTAACTGTTTGAGTTAACTCTTCCTTATCAACTTCTAACTCCTTATCCTTTAAAGCTTCTCTAATGTACGATCTATTGCTGAACGGTTTTGCATTGTAAGGTATCGTCATTACTGTACGCTTTGTACATTTACGATCCCAGTCAGGACGTAGCTTTAAGGGTATATTTGGTTTAGATGTTTCAGCTATTACTTTATAAGCATCTTGTGGCTTATCTGATGGTAATACGTTAACAAGTTCAGCTGTTGATTTATCTTTAGCCAAACCTGCGAGGATCTGTAGACCACTACATGTAGCGTCTATAGCTATAGGTAAGCCAGTACTAATTCGATCTCTCTTTATTACACAGTGGTAGAACTCATCACATGCAGCTAAGAATTGCCAAGGTTCCTCAGCTCCCTCCCACAAAGGGATGTTGCCTATTGGATCTGTAGCAATTAGTTCAATCTCATGTTCAGATCTATATGACCAGCTGAGACGCTCATCAAGTGTCTCTTTGTCTAGACCATAAGTTGTAGCTACCTGAAATCTCAACCATCTCTCTGCCTCCTCATCCATAAAGGATTCATCAGCAAACCTGATTAAACTTTTTCCAAAGTCTGTATCTTGTGGTGTGAGAAATGCAGGTATCGGATAAATCCGACCCCTATAGTCGTACGACCACGGCAAAAACCAACGCTCTTTATTCTTAAAGCGTTCTACTGTCTCCATCGTCATCCTTGTACGACAAGATTTCTTGAACTCTTGAGCTTGTTTGTTTAATACTTCAGCTGCCTCTCTCCTGTATTTTTTTCTAGCTACTTCATTCTCAGCTATATCAACAGGTTTATTAGGAAGGTCATGTTGGCATATTGGTTGAAATTTTCCAACACTTAAACCCTTTTGCTGGAGTATTTCAGCTACCTCCACAACAAAAGGGTTCAGGGTATAAGCAACCTTTTGTATTTTGTTAAGGAACTCAAAAGGTTTTTCTCCCTGTATACGGGAGACCTCGCCTCGTCTGACCATAGCGTGACCACGCATAATCTCATTAAGCAAGTAGCCACCTGGCTTTTCAGGTGTCCAGTCGTTCGGCTCAATAAGCATTGGCCAAGCTAATGGGCTGAATAATTCAGCGTTATACATGACCTGATCTTTAATAGCCATGAACTCAGGTGTAGGTACTACAAAGTTTTCGGTCTTGCGTCCCACCCGTCTCATTTCCTGGGTGAACCATTGACTTGTGTTGATTACACAACTTAGTAACCATCCACCAAGCTTGACTCTGTTCCCACGACCCCAAGGCTTCCATTGTTGAACTTCATAGCGATTCATAAGTGTTTGAATCACCACAACTTTCTGATCAGTACCTATGGATTTATGCCAATAGTTCTTTTTTAAAGTCTCTAACAAACCTGGAGCATGTCTTTCATAGTGTCTTATCTGGCACTCATTCTCTACACCCTTGCCTATCGCATCACATACATTTTGGATTTGATTGCTTGATTCTTTATGACTAAATACTTTATCAATCGTAATTTTGCACGTAATAGCTGCAGCTGCAAGTGGTTCGATATCAGCTAGATATTGTTTAATTTCTCGGAAAGATACACCTGTATGACCTTCATGGATTTTGTTATTTGTTTCCTTAATTCGTTCAACAACTAATGGTAATAAGGCATCAATTGTTGTTATTCCGTACACAGAAGCTGAAGCATATTGTTTATCTTCAAGGTTCTTAGTATTTTCTTTTAATCTTTTCAGTCCTTGAGCAATTGCATCACGTTCGTGGTTAATTTGCTCATCAATTTGAGCTGGTGTAGGCATAAATTAAGCGCATCAGATTGAGTAAGGGTATTTTGGTTATATTTATCCACCTTGGTATAACTACGTTCTCAGTAAAAATAAAAAAGCACCAGCTGGTTTAGCTGATGCTGTACATTAAAGTATGATTGTGAAGTTCCCAGATTTTAAGTCTGGTGCGTCTACCAATTCCGCCACACTCCCAGTCATAGCAAGGGTTCTGAGCTATGCTAACAGTACCGATGATAGTACATGTACACGTCCGTGTAAACAAGTTGTACTAAAATCGGCACTGTTAGATTCACTAGATTCTTGCAGCCAATTCTTTAAATTCAGGTGAAGCTGGCATGGACTTCACATAATCTTCAGCCACTAAATGTAAATAACCTCTGGTAGTTTCGATTGAACTGTGACCCATAAGGTAACGAGTTCTCTCAAGGCAATTTCCATCTCTTAGTGACCATGTACAGAATGAGTGCCTTAAACAATAAGGTGTTCTCCTCTCTCCACGTTCATCAAATTCGTAGCGACAATCATTGCGAATCTTTTCAAAGATCCGTAAGTGTTGATCACGTCCACGCTTCTCATGATCTGTCCAATCATCACCAAATAAGTAATAATTGTTACTTCCCTCTACCTCGTCAATACGACGTTGGAGGATAGGAATCATAGATGCTGCGTTACCTATTAAGGGTATTTCCCTTTTCCTAACTGCTCTCTTTAGATTGAAATCTTGACGATTACCAATATCGAGTATAGGAATAGGTCCATCGAATTTGATATCACTTGCTTTAAGTTGAACAAACTCATGCCAAGGAACACCAGTAGTTGCAGTGAGAAGAATAGTCTCAGCACAATTCTGATACATTTGACCACCTGATTTAGCCAGACGAATTCCCCATTCATACATGTGGATCACCTGATCTTTAGTAAAGAGTGGTTTATCAACCCTCTGTACTTCAAGTTGGTTGAATGAATACTTACGTTTAATAGGATTAAAGCAAGTATGTTCACTTGGTATTGCAATACGACTACGTTCGATACAGAAATTGAGAGCAATAGCCACGTTATTCACGCAGATATTCACTGTTCTATTACTTGCATCTTGACGTTCACGTAAAGCAAACTTAACGATATCCATCGTTTCTTGGTTGATATCTTTTACTTTGAAGCTACGTCCATGAATGTCCATAAACTTCTGAGCATGATGCCAACACGTCTTGTACTGCTTATGTGATTGTTGCCAAGTATCTTTGTACTTGAATGTGTAATCAAAAACAGCACCAATAGTCCTTAGCTTTTCTGTTGCCATAGGGTGTGTTTAATAGAGTCGATAAATAACTCACCTTGTTTCGTAAGTTTTAATAACAACCTCCTGTTCTTACTATCTGGACATAATGTCTTGGTGATAAGTCCTAACCCAGGAGTACCAAGACGATGTTTCTCTGCTAACCAATCTGTATTTCTACTACCACTAGCTGTTGAAAGCTTTAACGCTCTCTCCATGTCACTTTTATAACATGGATTGTTAGCAGCTATATATAGAAGACAATAGATAACCTGAGCTGGTATCTCTTCAGTGTTTCTACTACGGATGCTTTGAAATACAGCGAGTAGTCTCGCCATTTTCACGTCCGTCTTCGTTTCCATGATTAGGGTGATTAGGACAACTATATTGTATATTCAATCTCCCTAAATGGATATCAAACTCACAATACTTCGCATCGTCCAAGCCCATATAGAAGTTGCCTTTGCTTATTAATTCCATTTGTATTACAGGTGGGAAGTTTCAAGAATAATTAACTATCTATGCTAGATTGTCTATGTACATTG